GTTGAGGAGTATTTAGACTACGGCGATTTCATCGAACTCATGGACATTTGTTTAAGGAAAGAATTCATTCTCGTTCGGATAGACGAACTCAAGCACCCTCGCGGTGACGCACGTATGGTAGAACTCGATCTACAATTATATGAAGCTATCGGAAGAATTACTGAGCTTGATTTTTAGTGCTCTCTTTGGCGCAGGCGTAGTTTACGCTACGATGCGCGAGAAGCTCAAGAAGAACACGGTGGACTTAAACGGGCTTGGTCGGAAGTACGGTCGCGTGGTAGCTTTACTGATAAGATGGGCAGACACCGACGCGAAGCGTGAACAGCTAGCTAACACAGTGGAGCCTAAATGATTCAAATTTTAACGTATTTACACACACATCCCGGTGCGGCTACGGGGCTAACGCTTTTTGGTTACCATGTACTTTCCGCTTTCATCGGTTCGCTACCGATGCCCGACGCAAAGAGTGGTAATGGCTATCGCTTTTTCTTCAACTTTGCTAACGTGCTCGCAGCGAATTACTCACGTGCGCGAGCGTCTAGTGGTGTTATGAGTGTTAGTGATATACAACCACCGAAGGGGGTGTCATGAGTACGTTCACGAGTGTGTTGAAGAAGATTGGAACAGTGCTCCTCGACGGAGCACAGGTTGCTACTGAGGTACTAGGGTTCCCGTTTATCTCACAGATACTCGGTGGGATCAAAATTGGTACAACGAACGTCGGTGCTGTAGCAACCACGGTGTCAACCGACTTTAACACCGTTGCTTCTATTATCAGTGTGGTCGAAGCCGCTTTTCCGGCAATCGCTGGAGCGAAAACGGGTTCAGCGAAGCTCACAGCGGCCACGCCGCTCGTGCAACAGGCATTGATGACGTGGGCTTCGTCAAACCTACCGGGGCACTCGAAGGTTAAGGATTCTACTTTGCTTGCAAAGGCCGCAGGCGAGATTACAGGTGGTTTCGCAGACTTCTTGAACGCTCTCGGGGACTAACTTGTTCGAGCCACAAAAAGTCGAATTCACCGGCGACGCGCTGACGCACGTTAAGAATTATCTACACGAACGTGTGCAGGCACTCACCGATGGTGCGAAGCAGTTGTTTCAAACGAAGTTACCAGAGTGGCGTCGCCTCTACGAGTCACGCCCGCTTGAACGGAATAGACAGTTCCCATTTGAGAATGCCTCGAACTTAGTTGTTCCCATCATTGGAATACACTGCGACACCCTCCACGCTCGAATCATGGCGTCACTCTGGAAGACTAAGCCGCTTTTTTACAGCAAGTTGTACGGCACCTATGATAAGGACATGGACCCGATTCGACAATCGTGGGAGGATTATCTCGTCTTTGAGGCTACGGAACCGGAGGAGTTAAACCTCTACGAGACGGAGTCTGAATGGGTATCGGAGATTGTTCGTTATGGGACATCTACGATTAAGGTACCGAACACGCAACGGTACGACGATTACTTCCAACCCGCGGGCGATGGAGTCAAAGGCTCCGCCGGGAATTTTATTCGTAAGCTCGTCTACGACGGTCCCTGCCCACAGAAACTTGCCTACCAAGATTTCCTGATTCCTGAGAACGTTCCACGGTGGCAAGAAGCGGATATCAAGATTCACATTGCTCGTTTGAAGAGGTATCAACTTCTTGAGCGGCAAATGTTCGGTGTCTATGATAAAGCCGTAGTCGATTCTCTACTAACGAAACCCGATCGAACCTCGGTCGACTACGTTGTGCAACAGAGACAGGAAGATGCAGAAGCCCGCACGAGTCACCAAGGTTACGCCGAGTGGGACGTACACGAGTGCTGGTTCAAGTGGAAGACGTCAAATGGAGACTTCACCCCACGAATCATTGTTTGGTATCACTTTCGTACTAACACCATACTTCGGGCAGTGTACGATTTTTATCCCGACCAGCCCTTCATTATGGGACGTCTCCTCTACAGAGACGATTCTGTTCGAGGATACGGACTTTGTGAAACTTTGGGACAGTTCCAGGAAGAACTCAGTGTCATTCACAACCAGCGGAGAGACAATCAAACTGTTGCGAACACGAAAGTGTGGAGGGTAGACCCTCTCTCGAAACTACATGAGGGCTACAAAGTGTACCCTGGGGCCATGCTCCCGGCTGAGGAAGGTGAGATAGAACCGCTTACGCAAGGTGAGGTCTCTCAGTTGAGTATCGAAGAGGAGAGGTTATCTATCGACCTCGCAGAGCGACGAAGCGGCGTCAGTCCACCTCAACAGGGCTTCGGTGCTGGCACTCAGGGTAAGAGAGGAGTCTATAGTGCAGCAGGAACTCTGTCCCTACTGCAAGAAGGAAATCGTAGAACTGACTCAACTATTGCAGACATTAAGTACGCTCACGCGCGGCTTGGACAGATTCTCTCTCGACAATACGCTTTCCTTGGCCTCGATTCTAGAAAGCTTAATTTATTTGGGACCCAAGCTGAACTCGTTAGAGAAGCAGCTTCGCTTGTTAAGAGTGGGAAGCTTGGTCTCACTGTAAATGCGAGCAGCGCAAGCGTTAACAAAGAGATTGAGAAACAGAACGACCTCATGCTCACGCAGATTATTAACAAACACTACGAGTCGATCGGTCATCTCGTGACTGCTATTCAAAGCGTACAAACAAGCCCCGCTCTGAAAGACTACTTCCAACACGTAATCGACGCTTCGAACAAGTTGATGCGGGGTATTCTACGTAACTTTGACCGAGACGACAGTGACATCCTAATACCGGAGGTAGACCTAAATGCCGGACGAACAGATCAGCAACAACAGCCCCCCGCTGCGGGGAACGGCCTTTCTATTGTCCCACCGCCACAAAATACTCAACCTACTGGCTTCGGAGGAGGGGCAGGTTTTCCTGGAGTGGCTACGGGGTTGGCAGGTTTCGGCCAACCACCGGGTGCGAAAGGGGCGTGATTTGATTGAGATTCACCGAGCGCAGGGGGAACTTGATGTTGTTGAACGGATTCTAGGACTCGAAGTTGAGTTGAAAGAGTATATAAAGCGAAGCTTAAAACAGCAAGTGGCTGAAAACGAACGTCAACGAGTGGAAAAGGAGGCTGGAAATGCCGTGGGGTAATCGTAAGGAAGAAGATTTACCGGAGTCACTGAAAGGGAAGACACCGGATCAGATCGCGTTCGAGCTTGAAGAGGCGAAGAAGTTGAAGGAGCGACTCGATAAGCTGGACGCGAAGGACGCAGAGCGAGATACGATGTTCCAGAGCTTTGCTACTACACAGACACAGCTTGCTGAGACGCTTAAGGCTGTTAACGAAAGAGTAATCACGCCTGCGAAACCGGCTGCTGGTGGTGAGAACAATGAGCCAGCAAGCTTTATCACTGAGCCTGACCTTGCGTTCAACCAACGTGTTGGCCCGCTCGCAGCTATCACGATGCAAACGGCAGCGATCACTGCGAAGCAGGAGGCGCAACGAGCGTTTTTCCGAAAGCAAAGCTCGGAGAAGAATAATATCGACGGAACGTTGTTCGATAGGTTCGAGAATGAGATTCTCGAAATGGCGAAGACGTGTACGCCTCAACAGCTCGCTAACCCTGCGACGTGGGCACACTTGTTTTATAACGTCAAGGGGCGTCACACAGATGAGATAGTATCGAACCCGAAGGCGTTCTTCACGGAAGACGCTTCGCGTGCACCAAACGGTGGAGCGCCTCCGTCGGGAGACACGCTCACTGACCAAGAGAAGAGCATCGCAGCAAAGATGGGTGTGAAGCCGGAGGATTACCTTAAGCATAAGAAAGCGTCAACGGCGTTGCCTTTTTAGTAGGATCGTTCCTTTTTGGAACGAACTAACTCGAATCGAGGACCGCAAATGGCTGATGAGGTTAAAGTACCAGCAGTAGTAACACCCGCACCGCCCGCACCTGCGAAACCCGCACAAGCGACAGCGGCTCCGCCCACTATCACCTCGAAGAACCTTCCCGTGGAGGTTCCACCTCCAGGTGCGCAAGCGCCTCATGTCGACGGGGAAATCACGATCGACGATGATAGTGACATCGTGGCGAAGCCCCTTGTCTCACCGGACTTCACTAAGCTCAAGCCTGTTAACCCTGCGATGAGCTTACGTATGGTGAACCGTCTTGCACTCGGGGGTCAGAGGTTCGAGGAAGCTCGCGTACAAGGCTTTATCGTCTGTAAACCGTCAGACATCATCGGGATGGACAAGCCTGGTGTAATGACGATCAAAGATGGCACCGTGACCTACGGCGACCTCATCGCAATGATGATGCCCCGGCTCGACTACCTCGGTGCTATCAAGAACAACGAAGAGAATGCTCGACGTCGGGTACGACGCGCTACCGTACTCGGTGAGGGTCAGAAGTTGGTAACAGAGGCTCTAAACGAGGTTCCAGGCTCTCGCGCGGATAAGGCTAAGGTTAAGGTTTTCAACCCTGACATTTAGCTTTCGCCACGTGAGTACGAAGTAAACTGAAAGGAGTCACACGAAGTGGCATCCATTGAAATCCACTCAGTGCAAACACTGTCTGGGAACCAAGCAAGGGTGCGTCGTATTATTGAAGAAGCGACGCAGACGTTCTTGCAAGGTACCCCAGTCATGATCGCTGCTGACGGTGGAGTTCAAGCTTGGGACGGTGTTACGATCGCTCTCGGCATAGCGGGTTTTAGCCTCTCTGCTGCAAGCAATCTAACCACCTTGGGTGTGGCGAAGACCCTTACCTTTGGTACCGTACCGAACGAAAGCTCTGCTGTTAACATCCCTCGCGGTGCTCCGCTTAATGACGGTCGCGTCGACTTTGAAACATCAGCAATCGACACGGTCTTCAAAGGACAAGTCGGCCCCGCGCAAACTGTCGCCGCAAGCGACGTCGGTAAGCAGTACGGAATGACGAAGGATACCGATGGTCATTGGTACGTCGATAAGACGAAAACAACGGTTGGTACTAACACCGTAGTTACAGTCGTGAAGCTTGATCCGGTCGATCAGGGTGGATTCCCGCTCGCGGTCGCTCCGGCCTCGCCTCGTGGACTGTACTTCCAAATCACTGCTGCGGCTGCGCAGCCAGTGAACTAGGAGCTGTCGCTATGATGGTTCGTGGACAATTTGCGCAACTGATGGCTCCTGGTCTCCACGACATCTTCGTTCATTGGCGTGATCTTACTCAGCGCGAGCTTGAGTATCCTCACATTTTCCATGACGAGACGTCGTCGATGCCTTATGAGGATGAAGTTGAGTTCTCAGGGCTTGGGCCAATGCCAGAGAAACCTGAAGGCGAAAGCATCGCCTATCAGGATGCAATACAAGGTGGTACGAAGCGTTATTTGCATTACACGTACGCTTTGGGCTGCCGCGTTTCGTTCGAGCTTTTTGAAGACGATCAGTATAAGCTAATTAACCAAGTGCCCAAAGCGATCGCGCGTAGCGCAGTGTTCACTTGTGAACAGCAGAGCTGGAATGTCTTCAATCTTGGTTTCACTACGTCTGTTACTACGACCGACGGAGTGAGCCTTTTCAACAACCAACACCCACTCCTCGGTGGGGCTGCCGCGACGAACACTGCTCCGCAGGCGAATTTCACCGGCGTTAGCACGGCAGCGGGTACGTTCCCGAATAGGCCCGCGACTGACGTTGATCTTTCGATCAGTGCCTTGAACTTAATGGTCACACAGTTTGAGTCAATGATCGACTCACAGGGCTTGCCCGTTAAGGTTCGTCCCCGACACCTCATCATTGCCCCACCCAATAAGATGATCGCCCGCGAAATCCTTGGTTCCCCGAATAAACCGTACACGGGAAACAACGAAATCAACGCGATTATCGGTGAGGATTTTGACTATTTCCTCGGTCACTACCTCACGAGTGCGACGGCGTGGTTCTGCATTTCCGATATGGAAGGGCACACGTTGAAGCACTTCACCCGCCGCGCGCTCGATGAAGACTACGCGGACGACTTCGACACACGTTCGATCAAGCAAATCGCCTTCATGCGCTTTAGCGTAGGAGCAACGAGCTGGATCGGTACGTGGGGATCGAACGGTCCTTAAGGAGAGAAACGAACATGAAAAAACTACTCGTACTACCAATTCTGCTCGCTCTCTCGTTGTTCGCCCACCCTGCACAAGCACAGCAATTTGTGCAGTCGATCACACTTACCTCTGCAAACAGCACAACGCTCGCCCTCGGGTCGATGACTCAGAACTCCGGTGTGCTGTCGCACGTACTTACGTGGACAGCTACTGCTGGTACTGGGTCAATCTCCACGTGCACGGTGCAACTACAAACTGCCCCGGATAACGCTACGTGGACTAACGTGGGTGCAGCGCAGACGTGTACTTCGTCTGGCTCTTACACTCTCACGGGTACGAGTGCCGTTTACGTTCGTTTGAATATCACGTCTCCGAGTATGACCGGAAACGCGACGATTCAGATTAACTACTACGGATACACGAACCAAGTTGGTTCGTCAGATAACTCGTTCTTCATCCCGGCGTCCAGCGCGTGTATCGGTTCTACCACTGGTACCGCAGGTGCGGGGAATGCTACTGTCGTACTCTCAGGTGGGGCCGTTGTCTACCGCGTAAGCGCGACAGCAGCTAGTTCGTCTGCTAATACTTTTACCTGCATGTTGCAAGTTCCTAGTCGGACAACCTCAGGTAAGGGTATCACGATCACCGACATAGCGATGCTCGTGAGTACGCAGACCACTCAACCAACTTCGTTAACACTCACCACGATTAAATCGTTCACGCCACCGGCAGCGTCGAGTTCAATGACGGCTAACTCGGCCACGTTCGTAGCCGCGGGCGGTACGATTTCAACCATTCCAACATCGGCACAATTCGCTGCGCTCACAGCGGTAGCCGCTGGTCAGTTCTTCACGATCGACAACGTAATGGGAACTCCATTCACGCCTGCGGCTGATTACACTACACTGCAATTAGTGATAGTGTTCAACCAGAGTGCAAGCGCAATCTCGATACAAGAAGCACTCGGCTTCAACGTGCACTACATCGCAAACTCGTTGTAGTCGACGAAGTGGGGAGGCATTTATGCCAAACCAGAGTCACAGTGGAGTAAAGGGCGACCCGTGGTTGTACTGCCAGAGATGTGGGGCACTAGTGCGTTCAAGTAATCTAGTGCCCCAACTCGGCTTGTTGCTCTGTACTACGTACGGCTGCGTTGACGATTTACTCGTTCTTCAACGCAGTGCAATAATGAAGACGATGATTTCGGATGGACCAGATGCGCCTCCGGCTCCGATTTTGAGAGAACCAAAGTTCGAGGAAATCGAGGACATCATAATATGAGTGATGAAAACGAGCTTTATTGGGCTGCTGGTTTTCTTGAGGGTGAAGGCTGTTTTCACAGTCCAACAACTCGTTATGGCTCGTTTGCAATCACTTGTTCGCAAACTGAAACAAGAGAACCGCTTGACCGCTTACAACAGTTGTTTGGTGGTAGCATTCACTTGGCTGATAAATCAAGTGTGCGTGCAAAGGGTGGTAGTACTCGTGATTGTTTTGTATGGGCATTAAGTGGACCAACGGCAGTCAAAGCTGCTGGTCAGTTACTACCACTGATGAGTCAACGTAGACAATCACAGATTATTAATCAACTTGCAAGGTACGTTGTTGCACACGATGGACCATCACGAGGAGACAATAGGAAAGATATTTAAGCTGCTTGTCGCAACTTCGCGCGATGCGAAGCGGGAGATCGTGACAAAGTCGCCTAGCCAGCGACACCTCGTTGAGTTCCCGTCCGGTTGCAGTCACGGGCATAATCCGGTCGCTTAAAAGCGTAGCGCAAGCAGCCCACTTCGTGGAGTGAAAAGGAGAATTAGATGCCGTTAATTGCAACGTATGATGGGTCGATTTTTCCACAGGATTTAACGAAGAATCCTTCACAGTTGAGTCCGACTGCGTTTCCCTTCGGTACTCTCAACAGTGGCGAGTTGAACTTACAGGTTGCTTATCAACTCACGACAGCTCAACTTCTCGCGCTTCAGACGACTGCTGTTCAACTCGTTTCCGCACCGGGTCTCCTCTTCGCGTTGATGCCGAAGTTTATGTCGGTTCAGTATAAGTTTGGTGGAACTGCGTTCACGATCGGGAACGCGGATAATGCGTTTCAGGTTGAGTACACGGGGAAGACGACCAATTTAGTTAAGACGAACGCCACCGGCTTAGTTGACCAAGGTTCCGACCAAATTATCGACGCCGCGATTTCTGACGCTGGTTCAGTTATCGCTCGTACGAATCGAGAGAATTTAGGTCTTGAGGTGAAACTCACTGGGACAACGCCCGCGCTCACGCTCGGGAACGGCTCTGTTATTATTAACCTCAATTACGACGTACTTCGACTCGTCTAGGAGGCGTAGCATGAACGGACTCGAAGCCGTCGCTGACGCGATAATGAAATTCGAGGGCTGGCAACCTGGGACGAAGTCCTACCGCAATAGGAACCCAGGGAACCTCGAAGACGGGTTGGGTAACTACAAAGTATTCTCCTCCTTTGTTGAAGGTTACTCAGCTCTTCTTTCAGACTTAGAGGATAAGTTCCTCGGTCACACTCGTACGGGTCTTGGCCCCGACTCGACTATTCTTCAACTAATGATGAAGTACGCACCGCCTTCGGACAACAACCCGACGCAAGCGTATACGGATTTCATTTGTGGGTGGTGCACTAAAGCTCTCGGGAAGACGATAGTCACCACGACGCCACTCAAGGAAATTTGGAGCGTTGATTGAAATTCTTTATCATTTCCGAAGGAGGCGACGGAGCCGGACTAGCACTTCGTCTACAAGACGAAGGCCACGAAGTTCGTATTTGGATACGTGATGATGAGGCTCACGGGAACTGTAAAGGACTCCTCGAAGAGGTCGAGGACTTTGAGATCGACCACGACACGGTCGTCGTAGCAGATTGTACCGGAAGTGGTGTGTTGTTAGATACGTTCCGCAACGCGGGGCACTTAGTGCTCGGTGGTTCTGCTGTCGCAGATAAACTTGAGGAAGATCGTGAGTTTTCGACTGAAATCTTTAGTAAGTGCGAAATCGACACGCCGGTCACGGAACACTTTCAAGACTGGGAAGAGGCAAGCTCCTTCGTTGAAACATCGAAAGAACGACTCGTTTTTAAGCCAGAAGGAGATTTATCAGGGGTTGTTCCCTCTTACGTGTCCAGTGACACAGAAGATATGCTTGGTGTGTTGGAGTTCTACAAGGCGCAACAACCAGCAACAGTGCCCGCGTTTGCCTTGCAAGAGTTCATCGAAGGAACTTGTGTAAGCACCGAAGCATGGTTCTCGGTAGACCACTTTGTTAAACCGTTCAATCACACTATCGAACGTAAGCAGTTAATGAACGAAGACCAAGGACCGTCAGGTGGTTGCACTGGTAACGTAGTGTGGGGCTGTTTCGACACGGAGTGCCCGATTTGTGAGGAGACGGTAGCGAAGCTAGAGAGTTTCCTACGGAGCGTAAACTATGTTGGACCAATCGACGTCAACGCGGTCGTATCAGACGATGGAATCTTTGCACTTGAATTTACTCCACGATTTGGCTACGACGCAACACCTACGCTCTTGTGCTCGTTGCTCTCTTCTCCTATCGGTTTATTCCTCGACTCCGTGGCTCGTGGGGTCTGTGAGGAAATGCCCCTTTTTCCAGGGTTTTCCGCCGGTGTGCGATTAACGATACCACCGTGGCCTTCGGAGAAGTTTCACGCAGGTGAGGGTATTCCGCTGCGCGGGATAAAAAATTTCGATCGGTTTTACCCGTATAACGTGATGAAGGGTGGGGAGACTGAGTTTGTCACGTCGGGAGCCTATGGTATTGTGGGGATAGCCCTTGGGAGCGGAGCTACGATCGACGACGCTTTCGCTGACGCGTATAAGATTGCAAAGCGTATTAAGCTACCAGATAAACAATATCGGACTGATCTTGCCGAAGTGTGTAGCAAAGATTACCGAAGACTAAGCGCGTACGCGCGGGAGCAAGCTTAATGCCTTTTCCACCAACATTCGATCACGCGTGGGATATTACTACCCCACCGGATACACAGCCCGCGAATCTAGGCGGAGCCGACTTTCGTAACTTAAAAGACGATGTAATGCAACGCATGTCGTTGCTAAGTGGCACGCTTACGAATCGCCCCACACCTGAGATGGTGAACGCAACGTGGGGCGGTGCTGGTTTCGGTCTTATTTACTTCGCAACCGATACCGGTCAGATGTTTCAATGGAGCGGCGCTGCGTGGGTCGTTTTGAGTAATTCATTTCTTGGAGTGACGAAGTTCAGTGATCTAACGCAAGCAAACTTCTCAAACCCTGCAATTTCGACTGCGATTAATACGGTCACCGTACCAGGGAGCTTTAACACGAATGGTATTGCTAAAACACATTGCTCAGGACAACTTACAATCGGAGCAGGAAACCCGACACTCGGTTATACTATTAATGGCAACTCATCCACTATTTCTTCCGGTGGTGTGATTGTGGTTAACGGTTCAATCTTCGATTTCGAGATAGTTTTGTTGGGGTTGAGTGGTGTTCTCTTAGCTTTCTCTGTCTCACTCAATATCTCAGGCCCTCCGGGTGGAACCGTGGCTAATCAAATGTTCAACGCCACTGGCACCCTCGCGTATGTAACAGGAACTCCGTTCAACGTAAGTGTAAGCGAAAATGCCGCATTTACAGGCACAGTGACTTCAACAGGAATGGTTGCGTACTCTTTCTAATGCCTGGTTTTCAAGATCGCGCGCAACAGACCTCGACTGAGGAGTTCGAGGAGTTCTCGAACGTAGGTCCGTTCGGTGGTATTCAATCGGAAGTACCGCTCGACCAGGTTGAGCAATTCGGGCAGACTGATATTCTAAACATGCTTCTACGAAGAAGTATTGTAGAAGCACGCCCCGGTTTTACGACGTTGCCTGCGCTACCTGCACCAACGAATGAGGACATCGTTGGGATCGCGGATTTTTATACGAACACGAGTGTACGCGTACAAGTATTAATGACGCTTACGCGTTTGATCCAGTGGAATTCCGGGCCACAGACTTTCACGAACGTACCTCCTGGATCGGGTGCCCTTACAGGCGTAGCAGCAAACTTGTTCACTTGGGCGGTTGTTAATAACACTTTGTGTTTTTGTCAAGGTGTTGACAACCTAAAAGGTTGGGACGGGATTGCTGGTACGTTCACGAACTTAAGTGCAAGCGCGTTTCCAGCTAAGTTCCTTATGGAGCTTGCTACGCATTTAGTAACTGCGAGCACGATTGAAGCTGGCACGAAACACACGCAGAGAGTACGCTGGAGCGGTAGCGGCGATCCCACGGATTGGACTTCGTTTTCTAGTGGTACTAATGATATACTCGGTGACCTTGGTCCGATCACTGGAGCAGTTAAACTTTTTCAGTCAGGGTACATTTTCTCTCAGTGGGGAATTACTCAGATGGTACCTACTGGAATAGGAACGAATCCATTTAACTTCGTTCCTTTAACGACACGAGCCAGAGGGAATACAGTACCGTATTCACTCTACGCCGCAGGTGAGGAATTTGCGTGTTACGTTGGTAAGGATAACGTTTACAAGTTTAATGGCACTGATAGTGAACCGATTGGGGATCACCCGATTCAAGGGATGAAACGAGTAGGTGCACGCTCTCGGATATTCGCTGACCTCGCTGCGGTGGATCAACAAACTGTTGTTGGTTACGTTAGCGATACGATTAATGGACAAGTCTTTCCTGCATACTGGTTAGTGATCCCTGGTATTTCAGTGTGGATTTACCAACTTGACGAACAGAGTTGGGTGCGTTTGAATTACACTGGACTCATTTCTGTCATCGGTCGATTCTTCCGAAACGGTATTATCACGTGGGCAGATTTACTCGGGACTTGGCAACAACTCGGTTTCACTTGGGCTGGTATTAACTTGCCTAATCCGTACGACTCCGTTCTACTCGGCTTCAACAACGGAGTTGCGGGGAACATTGATTTCACAACGAAAAGTGAGCAAGCTTGGTCGGTGCAGGGTGTTTTCCTCATGGGTGACGTTCGTCACTCAAAGACGATTCAGAAGTTCCGAGTGTGCATCTTCGATGCGGGGGCGGTAACTTTTACTGTTACTCTTACGAATCAATTCGGTGTTAGTGTAAGCGAAACGGTGACGATGGGTAGTGGTACTGGAAGGAATATCTCACAAGTGCTTGCACTCAAGATTTCTGGTATTAGAATCAACTGGACGATAAGCGGAGCTGCAGGACAGTATTTGCAACTCATCGAGTTCGCTCCGATGTTCAAGACCGCAAGTGAACAACGTGGCGGGACGGTGGATTCTTAATGCCACACGTTTTGTACACTTTCGATAAGAATCCACAACGCCCACGACCGGGTGAGAAAAGTGAGTTATTTCAATTTGCGATAATGCTTCGTAAGTTATACGAGCAGCTTGCTCGTATTATTAATGGCCAGCTCTCCTTCGGTCCTGGCACTGGCTTCGACAACATCGCAGGTGTGTGGGCTAATGTTCCTGATACGGGCGCGGCGAACACTGATTTTACTATTACCCACAACCTCGGGTACGTTCCAAGTGGGTGGATTCTGATGAATCAAACGCTTGCTGGAGTGTTATTCAAGGGCGTAGCCGCTTGGACTAAGACGACGATTACGCTACAGTGTAATGTAGCTCATGACAACGTGACGATTTTCATTTTGTAGGTTCGTTCCAAAATGGAACGAACTGACTGGAGACTTCGATGACAAATGTTCTTACTGGTCGACAGCTTTCTGCTACAGCTACCGGTGTACTGTTCCAGACTCCGGTCAAGGTAAATTCTATTATCTACTCCGACGCGACCGTTGCAGGACATCAAGCGAACCTGACCGACGCAGCGGGCCGCCCAGTTTGGAACGGAGTTGCTGGTAACACGCTTGAAGCGGAAGACTCTGGTAAGATCGGGTGGGTTCAAGGGCTTACGCTTGCGCGTATCGACTCTGGTATTATCATCGTCTACATCGACTAGGAGCTTCGCTCGTGAAAAAACTACTCTTTGGACTAGTATTAGTAACGTGCGTAGCAGCACGTGTAAGCGCACAGGGACCACAAGCTAGAACTACTCTAACTACGAGCGCCGTGGCTGCTACTCCTGGTACGCTTGAAACCGGTTCTGGTATTCAATACCACCAACTGACGTGGAACGGTAATGGTACGTTAAGTACTTGCACAGTGGAGTTGGACTCTTCTGTTGATGGTGTAACGTGGAGTGGTACTATTATCACTGGGCAAACTTGTACGAGTAACGGACAAAGTAGCGTAAGTACAGCAACTACGGCAAATTACATTCGTATTAACGTAACCGTTATTAGTGGTGGTGGTACTGTTACAGTTACCTATCTCGGGTATACGGCAAACCCTGTAACTGGAGTACCAGTTAACACACCAGGCATCCCATCGCTCAATGGAAACCTATTTTACTTCACGAATTACTCGCATTTTGTGGATACGCTTGGTGTCAACCTCTGCAACGGGACGTCCGGGCTTTTCGTCGTCACGTGTGCCACAAATGGAAACTTCATAGTTACTGATGTTGGGAAAGTGGTTTGGGCTAGCGCCACGAATAATGCCACACCTGATCTACCCGTAACAACCATTCAGACGGTCAATAGCGCCACGCAAATCACCACCACGGCCGCTTTGACACGAACTCTAACGAACGGACAACTCACGTATGGCCACGATGATACGACGAACCTGAACAATTTCTGGGTGCAAGTTGTCGCTCCACAGAATTGCGGGTCGGCTGTCTTTCCAGCAGGGGGAATGATCTGGTCCGCAGCGGTCATGCTGGCAAATCCAGCACATTGTAATTTTGGGCAGGCTCCATACCCTATGCAGATTCTTGGTCAGGGGTATGGACAGAGTGTGTTCTATATGTCTCCCAATTTCGTATTCAATTCAACATCCCAGTGTGCGGCCACTGTAGCGGGGAACAATGCAGGGTGTTGGGGTCCTGGGAATGCCTTCGTTATGGGAATTGAGTGGTACACGGGAACCCAGAATCCTGTCCTCTTCACAAATACCTACAACGGGCCAATCTGGAATATAACGACACCAGGGTACTGGCTTGAGGATCAGATGTGTTGTGCTACTATTCCAGGGACTTCTACTGGTGTTAATGTTAACAGCGGCGCAGCAACAATTAAGGATTTTTACGACTTCTATATCACCGGAAACGGCGCATCACCCTGCACTGCATTGGGTATAAATGCCGCCGATGTAAAACTCGATAATGTGTATATACTAAGTAACTGTGGAGCAGCAGCAGGCAATGTCATTACCGTAAATATCGCAGGAGGACAACTCACTACGAATCTAAGTCATATTTCCGGTATGGGCGGAAACAACGCCTATCCACTCTTGATTAAGGGTGGAGGAGCCTCAATTGTCACGGATGTAGCTATCGGACAAGGGATGCAGGTATCCGGTGCTGGAACTACAGTGAGCGCGAGTAACATCTATGCAACGCAGAACTCAGCCTCTATTCCTTTTATGATTGATGTTTTGACAGGTGCAAGTGTCACCTTGAACAACAGTATTACAACGAATGCAGCAGCCACCACAGCCGATATCGGTGTAGATGCAACTTCAACCTTCATCGATGGTTGTGGCAACACACTCACCGGGAATGCGACTGCCACGGTGACGGCTGGTGGGAAATTCATCCCGTGCGTAGGAACTACCTATGTTGGAACGTCTCAAGGTGTTCCTACGGCTACAGGTACAGGTTCTTGTGCGACAATCACGACGCAAACCGGGAACATTTTATCAGGCTCACTAAAGTGCACGGGAACAACTGGAGCATCCACTGTAACGCTCGCCTTTCCGATCACTGAGGCGAACGGCTGGAACTGTCAAGGTATCTACGATTCAACGACCTATGCCGTGCCGACCGCGCTGACATTTACGCAAACCACCTGTGTTGCAACATTCACGAGCATTACGGCGAATGACATCATTTCGTTCAAGGCGCAGCCATTCTGATGAAACAGGGAATCATTTTCGTGCTCTTGCTGGTTTGTTTTGGCTGTGCATCACGCGCGCCGATTGACCGAGCTGCGACGTTCAACAAATCGCTAGTCAAAAGCACGAATTCTCTCAGCCGATTCTCGAAATATTCCGGCGTCGAGGACGAGCAATCACAGCTCAAAGAGGCGAGCGCCTGGTTCGCGCGGGACATCGGCCTTGTAAAAGACTGCCTTAAGCATCGCGGCGGAATCACTAATCCGATCTGTCGGGCGGACAAGACTGAAACGGCTGGTCGCGTGACATGGATCACCGCAAGTGCGGATCGCGGTATGGTAGACATAGACAAGAATCCGGCGGCGAACGCGAAGACGAAGAAAGCCGCACATCGAACATTCTCGGCCATTCAAGCGAGCGCACAGAAGACGATAGGAGCAATGGATCATGGCGGCCTGCTTGTGACACGGTACAACACCGCCCACATGCCACGGCCACCATTGGATCCGTACAATGCGCGACCGCCGTTCGTGGCGCCAGAGCTGCCACCTGTGCCCACTGTCTGCACAGATATGAAAGATTACGAAGCGTGCATCAAAGCATTAAAATAAAACGCTATTGATGAGGTTGAGTAATGTCTTATACGTTTACGCAACTCGAACCAGAGGTTCTCATACGAATGGAGAATCGTATTGAGGATACTGCGCGTGCGGATGTGTGGTTGCAAGATACTCTTCTTGAGATGTGTAGTGATCCGCAGTTACGTGACGAGTTCGATGAACTTGAAATTATCGGACCTCAGTTTACTCTCACAGGCGGGCCTATCGGCGTTAGCGTACAAGAGTACGCCTTCTCAAACCTACTCCCAGCGGGCGTTTACAATATGGCTACGCTCAGCGTGTTAATTTTCACTAACCCACCACAGAATAACAATCGGTGGCAGCTTTCAGCTACTTCGTACCAGGATGCAGACCAGATAACTCCGTTTCCAGGGTTGCCCGTTAAGTGGTATCGCTACGGTGATAGTATAGGTTTTGTACCAACGCCCGACTTGAACTATGTGATTCAGGCACGTGTTTACAAAGAGCACCCACTAGCTACGCCACTCTCTAACACTAATGTGTTACTTGCAGACGATTGGCGTGAGATGCTTATACTCGGTGCAGTGATACGTGGCTTTATCGAACTAAACGAGTTCGAGAAAGCAGCGAAACTTAAGATTCTCTTGTACGGTGACCCGAAGAAGCCGGACGAGCCGGGTCTTATGTATAAGAGAAAGAAACGCCGGGATAGGGAGATGTGGCGAAGACAGCAAGCTCTCTCACCGCGAGTGCGTAGGTACTCGAAGTCGTACTAAGCGAAGCTAAGGAGCGTAGCTATGGCGTCAGCCGATTTCGCGTTGTTTAATCAGGGCACTGGTGCTAACCAGAACTCGAACCAGAACTACGCGCTCCCCGGTATGCTACCGCAAGCGACCAGTCCTGGTGGTGGAGCTAACTTCTCACTCTTCACAGGTGACCCACTCTCCACTGGTGGTGCAGCACCAACTTCGACCGCTCGGATTAGTGGCCCAGTTTCCGCACAACCTCCTGGTGGGGGTTTACCTATAACCGGAGGTCCTGTGCCTGTGGCACCGTCAGGAGCGACGCCACCGCCACCACCGGGGGTAGTGCCTCCAGTGGTTTCACCTGTTCCTTCCGGGCCGGCTTCGCCACAGGGTCAGGGTAGTGGCGCTCCGCGTGGTCCTAATAATCCGGTAGGAGAATCCGGGGGCGTTAAGAATGTGGGTAGCGGAGCTGCTACGGTTACTCCGTTGTACCCGGATTTCACGCAAGCGTTCTATAACTATTTAATGACACAAATGGGTAAAGGGGCTACTCCGTTTAATTTGAGTGCGAGCTTACCTACAGGTGGTAGCACAACCCCGGGTTCCTTATCAGCTCCGCTTAATAGTGTCGATCAAATGCTTCAAAGTTTTTACACCACAGGAACCGGTGGCCCCGCGGGTACGCCTACGCTCGCAGCGGAAGCTCAAACGGGACTACCGACCGACGCGACACCGGCGTGGCAAGCGATGGTCGCTGCGGAGCAGAGGAATACGGATCAGAATGCTGCAAATTTGCGCGAGCAATTTGCCTTCGGTGGTGACTTAAAATCATCCCCGTTCTCGACTGCAATGACTGATTTTTATAATCAAAACACGTTGAACCAGAACGCGCAACTAACTGCTGCGCAGTTACAGTCGAGTGAAGCCGCTGCGGGTCGGCAAGCTACCGCTGCGCAAGAGCTTACGCAAGGTGGTACAGGTTTCGGTGGATCACTACAAAGTCTCGATCAGCAGTCGATAGATAACATGCTTGCAGAGTTCATTCGGACTAGTCCTGAGTACTCACCATTACTATCACAAATAGGTGGCGCGGCCACTACGTTTCCACCGACGAGTGTGGGTAGCGTAGGACTAGGTGGTCTAGGCGGAGCTGTTAGTTCCGCTGGTAC